ACGAAAAGAGGACGCCCCACATGGGACGCCCTCTGTATAGATTTCCACGATAGTATTATAAATCGTCCAAACCGGAAAAACCGGAATCGGATAAGAATTTTTGAATCTTTTTATGGGACGTAGTCTCATCCGACCACCCAAACCGAAAACTGATCTTTTGCCAACCCCACCCCAGGACGTACCGATACCGCATGATAGCCCGGATTTTGGGGTCGGATACGGTATCTAAGTAGTTTTCCAGAAAAACGAGCTCGTCGAGTATGGCCTTCCGCTTGGCCCTCCATCTCGAGGCGAGCATATCAACGTCCTCCTGATACTCGCCCAGATTAAGGCCAGACACAACAACGGTATGCTTTGAAAAGGGAAACTCCGCAGCCGAAGTCACCGCATCCGTTGTCATAACCGGGCCATGCTTAAGAGTGTCGTCCAGGAGGAGTTTTAGAGCGGACGCCTCCTGTTTTAGCCCGATGAACCGTTCAAGCCTCTCTTCCGTCATCCTGTCCCTCCTCAACCATGCGTCTCAGCTGTTCCCGCTTATGCGCTGCATTATATTCGGCGTCCATCTGTGCCCGTTTCTGTGGCTCCATGCACCCGCCGCATGTACACACAACCCGTATACCGTCCGGTGTCCTCCACGGGCAGCGCTCATAATGGCAGCTATTATCAATCACGCCTAGCACACCACCCAACCATAAAGGCCATTCCGATAGAGGCGAGCCAGACCGACAGGATTGGTGCGGATATTATCATGGTGTGGCCTCCTCATAATTAGCCAAAAAAGTATCTATCGTTTTACCCAGCGTATCCATCACCCTGCGCATATCGTCCTCCCAGGTTTTGGGATCAGCTGTCCATCCACACTTAGGGCATGTAAGCGGCCCGCCCTGGCGGTTATATGTGTGACCGCCACATTTGGGACAAGTGCCATCGGCAAATATCATCATGGCGTGGCCCCCTTTACAATTTCCTGCAACAAAACATGTTTTCCGGGGCGAATGGACGGCAGAACATGAACGTTGGGTTTTAAAATCTCTTGAACGGCATGATTGTTGTCACAGATGATTAGTCCTCCTTGTATATCTCTATAAACAGCCTCAGATTGTGGATACCACCGCAAAATTGTCATCGCGTCTTCAATATCCGCCGCGGAGAATCGGGGCACCTTCTCCACTGATTCTGGATGTTCGATAGCCCAGGCAACAGAATTTCCGATGTTCTTCCGGTTCCTATCCTTCCCAGAAGTTCGTTCCACGAGCCCTTCCGCATTGATGTATAGCGGATTTGTGGTACCTTTCGGATAATGGATGCGGAACCATTCTCCAACCTCGACATCCAATATATCGCATATACGGGGCTTCTCTGCTTTTTTCATGCGGGACCCCTTATCTTCCATGCTACGTAAATCCAAATCAACAACAACATGGTTGGGATCATTATTTCTATTCGTCATTTTGCCTCCTCCTTTGGCGGTTCCGGAAGGGACATCCAGTGGGTGACAACCCCGTCGATAAGCATCATCATGGTGTGGCCTCCTTGATCTCTCCGTTGCGCATATCACATAATCCGTCCTTGCACCAATGACTATGAGCATATAACCCTTCCTTGCGCATCTCTGCGTTTGCCGTGTTCGGAACCCAACATTTGCACGACTCGCAATATAAGCTAAACGGCCCTCCTGGCTTTGGAGCGACATTACTATACAGGTGATGGTTTTTCTCTGCCTCCTTTGGCGGTTCCGGCTGTTCCTCCTCCCCCTTAAATCCATGAACGCAATAAAAATGTGGAAGCACGTGGCCTTGAAGCCCATACGGATTGCTACACCTGTACGATACATGACCGTTAAACGGATCAATGCTTTTGTACAGGCTTCTGCATTCCCGGCAATAACATCCGCCCGCCGCATGGATGGGGTCGATGGTTGGTTGTGCCGCCAAAAGCTTAACCACCGCATTTCGGCAGTCCGCGGCAAAATCGCTTATTCCAACAAATACGTCCGATGGGTTTACTTTGTCTGCGTCAATCAGTCCCATTTCTATTCCCTCCGTCCATCCTCGTCCCACAGTTTGGGCAGTAATCCGGCTCGAAAAACGGTACGCCATCCGCATAATAAGCATCCAGTCGTTTTCGGCAGCAAGAGCACCTAATGGTGTCCGATCCGTATACCTCATCCCACCGCCCATGCCGTACCTCCACCACGTCGGCGGCGGGAGCGTCATAGATATTCTCCACGTCAACAACCATCTCCGCAAATTGTGGATCACGTGACCAGCTCTTATTATACTGATGCGATAACAACGCCTCCCGCTCTATGTACTCAGCCATTGTCTGTCCTCTCACTTTCCAAAAATTTATCGCAGAAGTCTTTTGCCGGACAGACCGCGCATTTGTCCATGTTCCTAAATTCATGATCACAAGCAAAACCGCAATCTTTGACGAGCGCAATCCGGTCGTCGGCGTTATCCCAATCAAGCTCACGTTTTCCAGGCTTGTAGTATTTATCCGCGTCTTTAATTCTGCGGACTTCGATGTTTACAAAATCTACGTAGTCGCAAGCGTCGGTTAACTGTGCCAAAGCACGTGCTTTACCTCTAGTTTCAGCAAACACAACCGCAGCATAGGGTTCTCCATTTTCGCGCACAATCCATGCTTTACAATCAGCCATTGTCAACCCTCCTGCTCCACTTTTCGATGGCTATTTTTCTGCTGTAAAAGCTATCGCTCGAAAAATCGCACCCATGGCACCAAATAAATCCGGTGGTGGTGGAGTCAATCTGCTGTTCCTCATCAGGCGTAAAGAACACTTTTGAGCTCCCACAAAACGGGCATGGCTTCAGTTCATTCATGGGCTCTCTCCTCCGCGAAATACAACAACCATACTCGGGAATGGCGCACTGTTTTTTGATCCCCCAAACTTTAGCCGCCCCCGCAAAAACCGGATCTCGGCCTTGCCGTATATGTAGCCGTGGAACCAGCGCGTATCCGTCCGGGCGGGCAATAACATTACCACGGTAGCCCCGTCCGCCGCGCTTTGTGCCGCCTTGGCTACCCATGCCCCAATCCGCCGCCCGTATGGCGGGTTGCACCAGCAGACACCCTCCCATGGCTGTGCCAGCCCGTCGTCATCGGGACTATAGTACTTGTCACACTTGGCGTTTTCCGGCAAGGCGCATACGTCAAGCTCAAAGCAAAATTCTGTGTCCAACCCGTCAAAAAAATCTTGTGGCGTCTCCCACAAGTCTGTTGTGCTTGTGTACAGCCCCTGGTTAATTCCCATCCTCGACACCTCCTAGCGCCGTTTTATCCGACAATCTTTTTTCCAGACGCCACAGCTTTACCTTACGCCATGTATCCACATCCTCGGCACAGTCGTACAAAATCACCATCTGATCAAGCATGATCCGGACATCCGCGATTTCTTCGGCTATGTACCCCCGGTTATCCTTGCCCCTCAGACTTTTGCACAACTCTTTTTGCAGCTCGGCCATCTCCTCAAACACCATCACAGTTTGCATCCCGGCTCCCCATTTGGTCAGGGCCGATAACAATATCTCGTTTTCCCGCGTTTTGTTGATATCTTCGGCAACACAAGCATCCAACTGTGCGTCCAGGTTTTCCAGGGCTTCGGCGGCGTCATTGTGTAAGCTTTTCCGGCACTGGCTGCATGACAGCCTATTTGTATCAACTGGACAGCTTTGAATTTTTGGGCACCGCAGCCGGTCAATCAACTCTTTTATTTTGTTGCTCATTTTGTCCTCCTATCACAATAACCCTGAATAAAAGTCGCCCCACATATCGCCCCAGTGCTCTTCGATTTCATCGAAGCACTCCGGGCAGCATGTGACATAATTGCTTTCCTCGTCAACATAGGCCGTACTTTGCCTCCGGCGCTTTACTCCGGTACGGAACCATCGCCCACACCCGGGGCAGTATCCAAATATACGCTTGATTATGCTTAACATGGTGTCACCTCAATTTCCACATGCGGGTCGGCTTTGTCCAGTCCGCACCGCAAGACAAGCTCGATATGGTTAAAGCTGTCGTCCTCGATAATCCCGGCCGATTTCAGGCCGTCCAGGAGCATTTTCCCGCTGTAATTGTCAGGATCCCGGCGCCTCCTGTCAGGAAAATAGTACGTCAGTACCACACGGGCACGGGGCAAAGGGTTCCGTGGCTTTGGACGGCAGCATAACGCGATCCGTTCCGCCCACATCTTTTTGGCCCGCTGGTATTCTCGGTAATTTGTCCGGCCTATGTATTCGTTGTTACTCGGCGGTATACCCGGTATGGTGTAGGTCATCCGCTCACATCCCTCTCATAAACCGGGATATATCCGGATACCATGTCCTCATAGGCGGACAGGTCCATGGAGGTTTCTTTTGCTTTTACTGTCTGGATTTCGTCCTCCCATCGCCTTTGATTGAGATACGTGGACGGGTTCGGTATGTATTGCCCTCCGTCTTTTGTCCAGTCTCTTGAAGTTTTCCGCGCTTCAACGTCAGATATGATCCGTTTCCACAGCTTTTCGGATGGATTGAGTTTTTGAAATGCCTTTTCCGCCACAGGCTTCGCAACCTTTTTCGGATATGCATCCCAGAACCTATCGAACAGGTTAGCCTCCGGGGGTATAGGGGGTAATACATTCTTAGTCTCTTTCTTAGTCTCTTTCTTAGTAGTGTCAAGTTTCTTGATATCATGGTGTAAAGTTTCTTGATGCCTTGGTGTTAAGTTTCTTGACATCATGGTGTAAAGCACATCGGCGTTTATACGGTAGTATGTGCGGGACGGCATCCCCATCAGCTTGGTTTCCAGGACGGCGTTTTCCGTCAGCACCCGCATGGCTTCCCGCTGCTGGAAAGGAGACAACATCGTGTCCGATCCTATATCTTCGCGGGTACAGAAAAACCATCCCTCATTTTCCAATAACCCTCCATTGTCGAGCCAATATTGATATTTGGCGCACAACTCGCCAAGGAGGATGGCTCCGTTCACCCCAAACAGCTTGGCAGCCTTTTTTGAATACATGATAAAGCCTGTGTTGGATAGCAGTTCAATCATGTTTTTGCTCCTTAAAACGGAAGTTCATCCGGACTGATAATCTCCTCAAAATCGCCCTGAATGTCCGGGCTATGATCGTACCCTGCCCCCTGCTTGGTTTCGCCGGATTCGGCCTTTTTCTCGGCAAAGAATACGTTGTCTGCCACCACGTCGAAGGCGGTGCGCTTGTTGCCGTCCCGATCGGTGTACTGGCCTGTCTGGATCGAACCCTGCACCGCGACGAGCTGGCCCTTGCGGAAATACCGGCTGACAAACTCAGCCGTGCTCCGCCAGGTGATGATGTTGATGAAATCGGTCTGTTTTTCCTGGCCCTTGGGGGTATAGGTGCGGTCCACCGCGATGCGGAAGTTGCACACAGATACCCCCAATTGTGTGCTTTTCAGTTCCGGATCGGCTGTCAATCGGCCCATCAGGCATACACTGTTGAGCATGTTATCCCTTCCTATAAATCAATTTTGTTTCGTCCCAATCCTGATACATCGACCTGAGATATGCCTTGATTTCCTCACGGATATATCGCCGGTCGGCGCTGTTGTCATACTGGCTGTGGCAGCAGATGCAGAGGGTCACAATATTTTCCTCTATCCCTAGCCCGCCTTGTGACCTAGCGATATAATGGGCGTTCGGCATAGCATAAGGGGAACCGCATAGGACACAGTAATGCCGATCCCGCTCCCATACGGCTTTTTTGACAGCCGACGGGATATTAAGCGCTTTTGTCCGCTTGTGCATTGCCCCACCCTTCTTTTAACATGGCCAGCTCTCCGGGTGTCATGGTCTCGATTCCAAGGTCCTCGCACTCACCCACGATCCCGTCAATCAGCCTGGACATCTGCTTTGTGTCGTATTGCGAAGAGCCGAAATATGCCTGTATCTGGTGCCCGGTTTTTCCATTTACCGTGATTTCTCCCAGGTCCCGGCACAATCTATATTCCTGCATCAGCATACCTACCGCCTGCGGTTTGACAATAAAATGGGTGTATACCCCGTATCTCTCCAGCATTTGCAGGTACACGTCATCCTTGCACGTCCCTACCTTTTCGGCGATTTTCCCCATGAGCACCCAGGCGTAGGCGTTGGCGTCCAGGCTTCGTTTTTGACGTTTTTCGGCAAGCTTTGCTGTATACATACGTTCCTTCATCCCGGACACAAACCGCTTTGCCAGAGCAGGGAATGTCACCCGCAGTGACAGCCACAAGCCTGCATCGTCTACCGACCACCTGGCTTTGTCAAAATCAAGCTCCATCCTGCACCTCTAAAATCTATCTTTCACATCGCCCGGAGAGCAGTGGTAGCAAAGCCCTCCCGTCCTATTCAGCACCTCTCCCACAATGTACTCTTTCCCGTTTTTCTTAATCCCCTTGATCTCATTTCCGCACACAGGGCATACGGGCGGGGCTTGTTCGAATACTTGTGCGGGCAAACTTTGTTGTCCTGTTTGCCTTGAATACTTTGTCCGGTCCTTTTGCCAATAAATGTCCGCCGCAAATCCTAGCAGCTTGCAAGCCACGGACAAAGCGTCGGTAAATGCCATCTTATGGCATTCGTCGCTGGTATACAGGCCGCTTCGTTCCTTTGCCACAAACATACTCCCACCGGTTCCGGGAATGGGGTCGCTCCATCCTTCCTCGGTTTTTATATATAGGTCAAGATTGCAAAACGCGGCCATCGTCCCATCGCTTCCATTTTCGGTCCACTGTCTTGTGATGACGGGTTTCCATCCGATCCCACAAGGCCCGAACCTCTCTGTTAGGGCCTTTATCCGCCACATGGGGTTTATATCCGTCATGCCTTTCAACCGCCCAGCCTCAATGGCTTTCAGCGCCTCTTGCGGCGGTGTCCTTACAGCCTCGTAAATATCCATATGATTCATTTAATCACCAGCCCTTCCTTTTCGACGAGGGCGGCTCCCGACACCGATGTCCCAGATGCGATAGCCGCTTTAATGGCGTTTTTGTCCGCCTCCCGCTTGACCCTGATATACTGCTCCGGGGCGGAGTCATAAAATACATAATCGTCAATCTCCACCGATTTCGAGCACCGAAAGAATGCTTTACAACGGGAAGTCTCGAATTTATCGCGTCCGGACATACGCATACAGCTCGCTATGTACTGGTCCAGGCGTGACGCTTTGGCCTCCTTGGCCTTGCGCCGCTTACTTAGGGATTCTTCTTCTAATTTTATGGCCTTTGCTTCTGACAACAGGTTTTTGCGGTAGCAGATGATATTTTCAAGTTTCTCCTCCTCGGCCATTTTTAGGTCGTCAAGGCTGGATTCATCCGCTAAAACTTCTCCAGTATCCTCATCTACCACAAATCCCGTATCTAAAATCCGGGCGATCTGGTCCCGTATCTCATACAGTGTCATGATTCCGTGCCTCCTTTACCACCTTATCATATTCTTTTCGCCAATAATCTTGCGCCGTCTCGGCATTATGCAGCAGTTCCCTCAGTTCGGCGATCTGTGCCGCCTGTTGGACGATGATCTCTTTTAACTCCGTTCCCAGCATATACATTGAAATTCACTCCTTATCATCATCGACTACAAATTCGCCGCATATCAAATTAATTGGCTTTTGTTTCGCCTTAACCTGGCGATCGTTACTATCAAGCCTCACGCTTAATCCGGCATATATTCCAAAGTTTTCGTCAGCCTTGATGCTATCACCAGCCTTGATGCCCCAGCCAGCCTCGATGCCCCAGCCAGCCTCGATGCCCCGGCCAGCCTTGATGCTATCGCCAGCCTCGATGCGCCCTATACAGGATATTTTTCCTGTCACTTCCAACCGTCCGCATACAAAAATGGATTTTTCAGATATGTAATCTCCTTCAATCTTGCGAACATCTGTCGTTTTACCGAAAGTGTAGACCAACCACGAGGCGTATGAGTCTCTACCATTTTCGGCGCATCTGTCCAGTATTTTTTGGTATTCTACTCCATCTGGATAGGCCTCCTCCGGAAACGCTTTACAAAACTCTCTGTACCCTGATGCGCAAGCGCCTTTAGCTTTAATCATGTCTCGCGTGATTTTAAACACTTGACATTTCTCCTTTTTTCCCTCATAATGAGGGTGGTTATTGTTATTTTCTTTTTGTCGTCGTCTGTGTGCCACCACAGGCGGCGATCTTTTTTGCCCTCTTATGCAGCTTTTTTATACAGTCCCGGAGAAAATCGGTGGGGCCGGTATACTCGCATACCCGCAAATCCTCGAAAAAGGCTTTTGCAAGGTCATCCGGGACGCGGACGGTCAGCTTATAAGGTAAACCCTCCCCCCTTGCCGCCTTTGCCTGTTTTGTGCGGTTTTGAGGGAATTCCACGTCCTCCGGATCGTATACATCCGTTGGGGTACATCCGTACAACTCGCATATTGCCTTTACCTGAGGAGGGGTTGCCAGACATACCCCGTTTTCATAGCGGGATATCAATGGCACGTCTACACGCGGCTCGACTTTTGCAATCGCGTCCGCTACATGTTGTTGGGAGTATCGCTTACCGATCCGCAGCTCCCGCATCTTCGCTCCAACATTCTTCATTTTCTTCCGCCTCCTTCCTGGCTTTGTGTTCTTCCCACAGCGGCACCAGCGCCTCGACGAGCAGCCCAACAGCACAGGCCAGCAACCCCGCCGACCCAAACGCCACGCTCAACGGGCTTGTGATCCATTCCATGGTTTTCACCCTCCTTTCGTCAAACCTTAACTGCCTTATACCGTACTACCGTATACGCCTCCGCAATACGATGATTAGCCTTTATGGGCAACGCATCATAATCCGACTCGGCCTCAGCCAAAGTATCATACTCTCTAATTACCACCCACGGAGACCAATCAAACTGTCGTATTTGCATGACATATTTCTTGTTCACTTTTTCAGCTCCTTACACCCAAATCTTTTTTCTCCAATCATGCCCGAATTTTCCCGCTTTACAATCGATCAATCGGCCCACATTTATTCTGTATCGTCGCCTATGCGATCCCGGGGTTAGATCGACATCGGCAAACGGGCATCGGTGTTCTTGGATGAGAAGACGCAGCTCTGCCGCCGTTGTACCATCTTGTAGGTATTTGGCTGCGTCTACTGTTCTCACCTTTTTTAGACAAAAAAGATCTTCATCCCTCATGCGATCATCTCCTTGTATTTGTTGTGTTTATTGCGATTTTAGTGTGATTAATTCGAAATCGATTGAATTATCTGATACGATGTGATATGATGCGAGGGAAAGGAGCGATATTATGGATGGTTCGTCGAATAACGCGTATGAATTAGGGCAGAGCATTGGGGATGCGATCGGAAGTGCGATTGTCTTGCTTTGGGTCATTTTAATTGTTGTTGGCGTTCTGTTCGTTGTTCTTCTGGTATGGTTCATTTGGATCATGACGAGGATTAAGCAAGAAAACGTCAAGACAAATAAACTGTTAAATGATTTTATGAAAATCGTATCTCGTACTAGCTCCGGAAAATCATTGATGGGATCGGATATATCCGTGTCTGATGAATTAGCGAAATATAAGGATTTACTAGACCATAACGCCATAACGGAAGAGGAATATAATCTAAAAAAAATACAGCTCCTCAATAAATAGTTCCTTTTTCCACCACCCCGCCCTCTCCTTGAGGGCGGTTTTCTTATGCGCCTTTTTGGTTATGAGCGGCTTCTGGTTCGAATAAATAATTAAAATCGCACCTAAACAGCTCTAGAAGCTTGACAATTTGAGGACGAGTAAACATTCCGTTTTTCTTTTTCGATTCATAGGTTGACCTAGAAACCCCAAGAAGTTCCGCTACATCAGAGTTCGTCATCCCAAGTCTCCGCTGTTCCGCTTCAAGATTTCTAAACATATTATCTCTCCTTTGTTTGCGTATTGCGAATCTATGAGTTTATATTACTCGCATTTTGAGAACTTGTCAATACCTTTTTTAGTAAAAAGTTTTCATTATGCAAACTTTTTCTTGACACATAAAAACATGTGCCTTATAATCAGCATATGGAGGCGATATATATGGGATTTGGGGATAGACTTAGAGAAGCTAGAATAAGCAAGGGTATGACTCAGGAACAACTTGCGAGAGAAATCGGAGTTGCTAAGTCCACGCTTACTGGCTACGAGAAAGGGAATAGGGAACCGGATTTATTCAAAATAAAAAGAATTATAGAAGCACTTGATATTGATGCAGAGTATTTATTTGACATAAAAAATTCCTCGTCCGTCTCAGAAGAGTTAGACGAGGAAACTGCTGCTATTATGTTGCACAAAGCTTTGATTTCTGCCGGTTTTATAAAGCCAGGTGAAGATCTGACACCCAAACAGTTTGAATTTCTTGATGGGCTCTCGGCTATGTTAAGTGCTTTTTTTGATAGATGATAATGCCCTTATGACCGCCTTGGCGTGTTTTCTCTTAATGATATTGTGTGCTAGTTTTTCTATCAACGGCGGAACGCTATATCCTTCTTTTCCATTGTCACTCACACCGGCGCCCCCTCTCCAGCCAAGGAGCCTTGGAGCATGTCCCACATGCGCCGATGCATCCGCACCCGCTCGTGATCTCGGAGGCATAAATATAGAGCGTCGTACCATCGCAAATCCATTATCTTATGTTCTGGGTGTATAGTCCATCTTCCAGACCATAAAGCCTTAAATAAGGCTCTCGACGCAAATTTTTCCGGTGTTGGCATAGCAAGGCACATAAACGACCCCTCCTTATTTTTCCAACAGCAGACGCCGCAAGTCTGCCATCAACATTTATTCGACCATATTTTACAAATCACTACAGGTAAATGTTGCCAATGTCCGACAAAATTACTACATTACGCCTTTTCTTCTTGCCTTTTGTAACGCTATTATAGAACAAATGTTCTAATTTTGCAATAGTGGAATATTGGTATACGAAACCGTGATATTAAAAGCCGCCCGCCCTCAAGGAGAGAGCAGACGGCCATAAAGAGTCGAGGTTATAGATGCAACTCATTTCTCAGGGCGTTTTGCAAGACAGAAGAGAAGTTAATACCCTCTCTTTCCGCCATTGTATTAAGCCATGCGGGTATTGTCAGAGTTTTCTTAACCGCTTTGTTGTCGTTAAGGCGGCGGTACTCAATAGTGTCACATCCCACCAGAGACACGGTGTCAGCTCCCCCGCGCGCAATAGCTTGGACAGGCGATGGAGTCGGAATTGAGGCTCTGGCTTCCTCCATATCGTACAGTCGCATACAGAGCACATCCTGTGCTGCGTCAAACGCGTCCTGTAGGTTGTCGCCGCATGTGTAGCACTGCGGAATATCAGGGAAATTCACGGAGTACTGTCCATTATCCTCTTTTTTAAATATAGCCGGAAACAAATACTTTGCCATGTATATACCCCTTTCTGGTTGACGGAGGGCGGGCTTTATTCAAGCCCGCTGTCCTCCTTGATTGATTTTAGTGTGCCCGTCGCAATCTCTTGGCCATCATGTCTACTAACCGGAAACTGTTTTCCGGTGATCGGGCTGAACCACATCTCATGTCGTTTGCCCTCGTGGTGTTTGTAGCATCCTATTTTCTTTAGCTTTCGTTTGAGCTCTCCCGCATTCATC